CTATAAAGAACTCCTTGTTCAGTTTAATACCGTCTGAAGATATGATAGATTATTTTTTATATCCAGAAAAATTGAGAAGATTGCACCACGGTGTAGATACAAATTATTTTTTTCCACAAGAAAATAAAAAAGATATACGATTAATTTGTGTGGGAGGAGGAGATGAGAGAAAAGGGTTTCATTTAGCAGTTCTAGCGGCGAAAAAATTGGAACTCCCTATAACAATTGTTGGCCCAGATTCAGTACATGAAGATTATAATAAGAAATTTTATGATATTGTAAATGATAGTAAAAAACGCATAACTGCAAATCCGCCCCAAGACTTGTCGATTACTGGAAAAGGAAATCCAATTGATATACATCTTGCTGGTAATGTAGAAAAAGATGAATTGAGAAAATTATTAAATGAACATCATGTGATGATTCATCCAGCATCTTTAGAGACTGGTCAGCCCTGTCTTGCTGTTCTTGAAGCAATGGCGTGTGGACTACCTGTAGTAGGAACAATGCAAGATGACATATTCGTAAAAGGACTTTCAACATGTACAAGAGATGTTGATGTCATTGTAGAAAAAGTCAAAGAAGTTTTAGATAATTATGATGAATATTCTAAAAATGCAAGAGAGTTTGCAAAAGAAAGAGATTGGGAAAATATTTTTGATGAATTAGAAAAATATTATTATGAAGCAAAAGAGTTAAAATATACCAAGCCGTTTGACATGAAAGACCGACTAATGTTTGCATATCAGAACACTGGTAATGTTTTTGAATTAAACATGAAAAAAAATCCTCATTTAAAGGTGGCCGGTCCTATTTCTGCAACTTATAAAATTAATTTTATTGATAAAGACACCAATACTGTTCATTATTCTAATGTTATTTCTACTGGAGGATGGGTTGCTTGTGGTCTTGATTATTATATAAATTGGAGGGTTGAAGCAATAAATATCGAAACAGAAAAAATAGAATTTGAGTATGAACAAGACCTTACAAATAAAAATGTTTTCGTTTGGTTTGATTCAGTTGCATTGGGAGATACTTTAGCTTGGGTGCCAGTTGTTGAAGAATTTCGTAAAAGACATAATTGTAAAATGTATTGCAGTACATTTTGGAATGAGTATTTGATAGATTCATATCCTGAAATAACCTTTATAACTCCTGAATCTGGTTTTAATGATTTTGTATCTTCTTATAGAATAGGGTTTTTTGAGACTAGTGCCCAATCCCCTGTAGATATGAAAGATGTTTCTTTGCAAGAATTATGTGCAGGTATTCTTGGAATTAAAGATTTTAAAGAAATAAGATGTAACATAAAAGTTAAAGAAATAGAAACAGAATTGAAAAAACCATATGTTTGTATTGGTATGCAATCAACTGCCCAAGCAAAATATTGGAATAATCCAGGGGGCTGGGACAAAGTGGTTGACTTTTTATCCAAAAAGGGTTATAATGTAGTATGTATTGATAAACATGAGTCGTTTGGACAAGGAGAATATTTTAATAAATCACCTAAAAATGTGATAGGCAGGCACGGTCGAACTTTAGATCAAACGATAGCAACTTTAAATGGTGCTGAGTTTTTCATTGGATTGGGTTCTGGTCTATCATGGTTAGCGTGGGCTTTAAATAAATATGTAATATTAATATCAGGATTTAGTAATCCTAAATCAGAATTCTCTTCAAAATGTTTCAGAATTCATAATGATGCTGTTTGTAATAGTTGTTATAATCGACATAAATTTGATCCTGGCGATTGGATCTGGTGTCCAGATCATAAAAATACTGATAGAATGTTTGAATGTACTAAAACTATCACACCAGAAAATGTTTATCAAAAAGTGCTTAAAGTAATAAGAGTAATAGACAAAAATGACAATTAAAACAATAAAGCCCCTAGATTTTGCAATTATTATAGAAGACCTTGTTAGTAGTAAAAAAATGACATACTTGGATGCAATATCCTATTACTGTGAAGAAACAAAAATGGAACCTCAAACAGTTGGAAAACTTGTTCAAGGTTCTTTGAAAGATAAATTAAGAGAAGAGGTTACAGCCTTGCATTATCTCCCAAAAACTGCTACAATACCAGGACTATGATAAAAATGGATCCGTTTGATTGCTATAAAGAATATGTTTCAATCAAGACTCATTTCCATGCTAATAAGTATGATTACTTTAAGCATAAAAAAAGAAAAATCTCATTTGATGCTTTTAAAAAACGCAATGATCAACTCTTTTTTGTGAAATTGTCAAAAAGTTATAAGGATGATGAGATATCGAAATTCTTTGTTGCTAACTTTATTGAGAACGAAAATTTGTGGATAGGTGATGCACTTGATTCACAAGCAGAAGTCAAATATAAAGAATGGCAAAAAAGAATACAAAGCATGAGTTATATTTTTAGTAATGATATTGATAAATTGTTGATCAAAGAAGATTTTGAAAATTGGTTCAAAATTAAAAAAGGTCAACATCCTTTATTACTGAAACAAGCGATTGCTAAATAATATGATACTTAACTTTATTCCTGACTGGGATCAAAAGATAAAAGAAACTTTTGTCTGGCCCCAGTTTAGAGATAAAGTTTTGAAATACACTCCATTTTTGGAGGTGGATAAGACGAAGTTTCGTAAGATTTTACGAGACAAAATTTAATATACAACGAATATTCCGATATACGAAAGGTAAATATGGCTACACTAACCGCACTCAAGAAATCCCGCAAATCCTTCATGGAAAATCTTCACAAAGAAATTGAGAAGATTGATACTCCTTCTGAATCAAAGAGTTATGTCGATGATCGATTTTGGAAACCTGAAATCGACAAGTCTGGAAACGGATTTGCTGTTATTCGATTTCTTCCTCCAGTAGATGGAGAAGATGTTCCATGGGCAAGAGTTTTCAATCATGGGTTTCAGGGACCAACAGGACAATGGTACATTGAAAATTCTTTGACAACTCTTGGTAAGAAAGATCCTGTTTCAGAGTATAATTCTCAACTTTGGAATTCTGGAATAGAGGCGAACAAAGATATTGCTCGTAAGCAAAAGCGCCGCTTAACTTACATCAGCAACATTTATGTTGTTACTGATTCAAAGAATCCTCAGAACGAGGGAAAAGTTTTTTTGTATAAATTTGGGAAGAAGATTTTCGATAAGGTTAATGATGTGATGAATCCCGAATTTGAAGACGAATCTCCTGTCAATCCATTTGATCTTTGGGAGGGGGCGAACTTCAAATTAAAGATTCGTCAAGTTGAAGGTTATCGAAATTACGATAAGAGTGAATTTGATAAAGGTACACAACTCGTAGAAGATGAAACTGAACTTGAAAAGATTTGGAATTCAGAGTATGCTCTTACAGAGTTTACTGGTGATGATCAATTTAAGTCTTATGAAGATTTGAAAGCGAGATTGGATTCTGTTCTTATAGTAGAAACTACTCTTCCTGAGGTGCGTACTCCTGTATCTAAACCAAAAACTGCAGAAGAAAATTTTACTCCTCCTACGAATAAGGAAACATCTTCTGAAGGAGAAGATGAGGATATGTCTTATTTTGCTAAGTTAGCAGAAGATAATTAAACATATTTTTGAGTTTGTTCTTTGATTAACTTCATTGAACAAACTCATGTTACCTGAAAAAAGGTGAGGGTGATAGGTCAATCAATCCTGGTGTGAATACTACAAAGGCGTTATCTGGGGCGCTATTTATAGTACTCCTCGAACTTGAATCGCTGAAAATGTTCATTCCTCCGGAGCTTCCTGTTTGGGCTTTTAAGGCATCTCTTTCTCTTTCCAGTTCAAGTATTCTTTTCCTCTGAAAATCTAATCGTAAAAATTGCTGTTCTTCTTCATTTGTTCGATTCAGGTCACCTGCGCCGTAACCCATACCTCCCCACATGCCAGTACCTACTCTTTTCGAAGCCAGAACGGAGGCAGATGCATCGTATTTGCCCATCCCAATACCCAGTTCTTTGGCGGCAATAGCATATGCTTTTCGAAGTTTTTCTGCATTCTGTCCCACACCACTTGTAGGGTCGGCCCTCAAAAGTCCTAGTGTATGTCCCGTTTGTCGCTCTTCATCTGCATTCTGTGCATCCCGCATCTTCTGATACTCGGAGGACAGTCCGTCTGTTTTTTTCCCAAAGAGTTTGCCCATTACAGAATTAGCTCCAGATGTACCTATCAAATCCTCTAGTGCTTTTCCTACCCATGTTGCAATAATTCCTATAGCACCTCCTATTACAATACCTGCAACTAATCCTACTGGTCCAAGTCCGAGCATTGCGGCTCCTCCAAAAAGTCCAGCCCCCAATAAAGCGTGTTTTAGATATGGACTGCTTTGCAAATATTTCCATAATTGAGTTTTCATGTGACCTGCAAGACTTCCTCCTTCTCCTTTTTGAGCTTTCAATGCTTCTGCTAAAACTGGTCCTCCTATTATTCCAGCACCAGCCCCCAATATCATACCAGCAATCATTCCTGCAGGACCAAAACCAGCAAATGCCGCCGCACCAAAAAATCCCCCAGCCCATGGTAGAGCCGAACCATCGAATTCGTCACTCATGAGATAATTTTTTAAACCTTGCTTGAATGCTTTACCAACATCTTTTTCTCCTGCTTCTTCTAATTTCATCATTTCTTTAATGGTGCCTGTTCCTATTATTCCAATACCTGCTCCAAGAATTGCTCCAGCTATCATTCCTGCTGGACCTCCAAATGCTCCTAACTTCATACCCAAAACAGCCCCAGTACCTGCGGCCCATAACTTTATATTCCCCAACAAGTGTTCTTTTACTTTAGTCATTACGCTTGCAGAGTCCATTTTTGATTTATCTTCTGCAAAAATATGATTTAGTCCAGATAATGCTCCTCCAAGCACTCCACCAATTATTGCTCCTCTTGGTCCTAATAATCCAAAACCGATCAAAGCACCTTTTCCAGCACCTCCTGCCGCGGCCCCTGCAAGACTTTTATAAGCTCCACCCGATGGAGAAAAATACGAATCCATAAATGCTGTAATACCACCACTAAAAGTGTCTTGATCAAATCCTGCTTGTAATGCTTTAATTAATGATGGTCCTGCAACCATTAAAGCCATACCTCTTGCTAATTTAGGTAGCAATGCCAGACCCAAACTTCGTGGTAAAAATCTTCTTAATCCTCCAGGAATTCCTATAAGTGCAGTAGATAAAAAATTTCCCAACATTCCCATGAATCCTTTTCCTGAGAATCTTGGCATATCTAATTTAGATTTACTCGTAAGGCCTCTGTATTTGTCTCTCTTTCCCTCAAGCCGTTCTTCTTTTTCTCTTCTGTTGTCTGCTTGATCTTCTTGTACCCCCTTCAGCATGAACCCTTTCATGCTTTGTAACACATCAGTTTGTACCTCTAAATGGGTCTGAAGACCTGCAAAATTATGCTCATTCTGTTCTTTAAGTTCATTAACAAGACTTTGAAAATGTGAATAGTTGTGGGGTTTACGAGCCATTACTGCCTTCTCTGATGTTCTTCATTTTTTCTGTTTTCTTCTTCTATGTGGGATATTAACATTTCTACGTAAATGTCTCTTTCAAAGGGTATTAGATTTTCTATCTCTGTTAAACTATATTTATGATGTTGCATTAACTGAAAGGTTAGTTGATAATAGTTTGTTAAATTATTATGACTACATATCATAAAAAAAAATCGGCAACTCCGTTTAAAGTTTGTTTTTCATGACAATTGCATTTCGAACAAGTAAATTCGATATCATATAACAGAGCAGGCATTGTATTGAAAAATGTTTTAAGTTTTTCAAATTGATCACTCGTTAAGCTATTAACAAAATTAGTCATTTCTTCTTTAGTATGATCATTTGCACTAAAAATTTCGTCACCAGAATATATGTTATCAATACAATCAATGATAACGGTAAATAATTCGTTTACAGTTGAAACATCTTCTACATCTTCTAATGCCGACATTCGATTGTAAACAGACATGGTTGGATATTTCATATCAATTGAAATCGCATCTGTTAATTTAACGAGTTTAGAATGTTCTTTATTCGTAGTAAGTTTTAAATCAGTTAGATTTATTTTTATTTTGCTGGTACCATCGCACTCTTCATCTTTACTATTTTTTCCTTCAAAATGCCCCATTTGTATCTCAATTTCTTCACCAACAGATTTTGACCTTATCTTTAATAATGCCATTTGTAAATCAAATAATGGTAAGTTATCAGCATTAACGTTTTTAGATAAAATACAATTATTAATTATTTGTTTTGAAGTCTGTACTATCTCTTGTTGATCCCCTGCTTCCATGGCCATTAATAAAAGTTTTTCTTCTTTGACTAAAAAGGGTCTATATGTTATTG